CAAAGAATTTTTCTTTTATTTTCTAAATATGATGCTACGATACGGTGCGCACCATCTAATAAAATATATTTTCCTTTTTTATGAATTATCCATATTGGATCACTATGACCATTCTTTCGTATCATACGTCGGTGAAATAAAACAGAATCTAAATCTTTTTGACCTCTTGGTCGGTCTTCAACCGGATATGGATTTTTTGATAACCGTGCAGTATTAAAATTTTCTAATGTGTCAATTTTATTCATTGGAAATGTACATAATTTGCTATGAAAAAGATGGTAATATGAAGATAATTTCATCGAAGAAAATATTTTCATACTCACAGAAGTTTCCACGGAATCTCGTATGATGTTTAGAATTTCCATATTTTAATTATATATCATATTTTATACAAACGCTACCGTAGGTTTCCAAAAAAGATCGCAAGTTTGTGGCGATCTTTTTTGGAATTCCTACGTATACCCAGTAGCGTACTAAATTAGATTGCCTTGAAAAGGCGATCTTAAATTTAGTACTCTACGGTACCGTAGGATTTCCGCAACCGCTTTGCGGTTGCTTAAATTCGGAAACCTACGGTAATCCACGCTTCATCGTGATTGCCCCGCCTGCTGCGGCGATCATAAACGCCGCGCGCGTGCCCTGTTTTACCAAAACGTCCAATAGTAGCAATAAAAATAGCCCGCCAAGTACGAATAGCAGTATTTCTACATGGTTATTTTCGGTGCGCGCGGTTTCTATACCGTCAAGCTTCGCAAACAACGAATCAAGACGACGCTGTAAGGAATCCAGGTCGGCGGTCGCGGGCGCGGCGTCTATCTGCGTGCGTAAATTATCGGGAACCGTCTGCCAAAGCGTAGGTGCGCCGTCCATCCATGGCGATGGTACAAGCGGCGTTTCTACATCACGGCGCGGCATGCGTTCCTTGATCCAATCAGGCGCACTATTCGTATTGAATACTTTCGTCCAATCTGGCTCCAAATTGTAGGTTGTTTCGTCTACGTCTTGCATCGGCGCGGGCGCGTAGGGCAATTGCGCAATGTCGCGCGCGTTGAGCAGCGCGCTGGTCTCCGCTTCCGCGCTGCCCATTAAGAGTTCGCCCTGCGGCGCTACGCGGTGCGCAGGACGATCTGGTTCGATAATCGTCGGCTCGGGCGGCAATAGCGCGCGCCGCTTTTTGCGCTTGCGACGCTCTTCGCTCACTGGCGGCGCCGGTTCAAATAACCGGGGCGGATCGTCGGTCAATCCTCCGTTAAATGCTTCTTCTAATGAGCACATCTGCTCCTCTTACTTTTCCTAAATATCTTATGCGGCGCGCGGCTGCCGCTAGCATTAACATCGCACCATATTGTAAGAAATGAAGGTAGCTGAACTTGTTGGGTTACTCTTATTCACAATAACCATCGTCCTGAGTTATTATTTCTGGTCTAGCCGCTGGTACGCCGCAGCGCAACACGAAGGCTTTACGAACTTGAGCGCCTACGTAGATAAACTTGCCGCGGCAAATACGCAGAATCCAACGCCTGAAGAAGCAGCCGTCGCTTATAGAACTGTACTGCAGTTTATTGGTGCCGATTTTAATAATGGAATTAAACTGGTCGCCGATTTTAGCGAACGGTTTTACGGAAAAGATATATCCCTTCGCGCCGATCTTGATCCGCGCCGCATTCTAGATAACTATACCAACCCATTACAAAGATGAACCCTCCAGGTATACCCGGTGGTGCTATGAATTTCACGCCCTTATGGCATCCGCCCGTCAGTGTAAAATGGATTGGAACTGGTCTGATTGTATTTGCAGGCGCAGTAGCTGATCGCATTCAGCCCCGCATTCGTAAGGCGTTTACGACTCCGCTGGGTTTTTTCCTTAGCGCATGCGTTGCTCTGGCGATTTTTGAATACGGGTTTCCTCCTGCAGCATTTGCCGTATTGTTTTTCTTATTGATGGTCTGGTCTTCACATGTGAGCGCGGCGCAGGAAAACTTTATTAACGGGGCAAATACGATTGATTGGGTAATCAACGATAAGAAATGGTACGTAGAAAAGGTATTGAAAGAAACACCAGTTGCGATACAAGACAAAGATGTCAGTACATATCCGGTAGCTGGACAATCGGCGCAAGCAGGTACGGCTGCAGGAAATACGTGATCGCAAAAATTATTGGCTGTTTTTAAGGGGTACAGCAAATGTACGATTTTGATACACTATTAGGAATATTATTGGTAGCACTACTTGTATGGTTCTCACTAGAGTTTGATAAAGCATATACCCCGGTACTTCATAACGGCGCACGACATCCACTTGCGCGTCTAGCAGCAGGCGCGTTTGTTATTTATCTTTCCACGCGCGATCCGTTGCTGGCAATACTTGCGCTGACCGTGGTATTTTTCTGGATCGCCGACGTGAACTTATTGAGTTCGTTTAATCTTTGACCAAAGTAAGATGGTACGACGTAAATCATCGGATTGGTTGAAACCGGTTAGCGCCGGCGCAATTATTGCTCCCGCGCCAATTAACGCGCCCTCTGCACTGTCCATACCTTCGGCTACCCCGTTGCCGTCTATGTCGCCGAATCCACAACCGCAGACGTTTGGCGGATCCATTGATCCGATCAGTTCAACACTCATGTGGTTGAATACGAACCCGTATTTAATTGGTATGCTCATGCTTTTATTGAATCTTGGAGGTCGCTTTTTGAGCCTTGAACTAACCAAAAAACAAGAGGCATTTTTACAGGCGCCGTGGGTGCGTCCGGCTATATTTTTCACAGTCATTTTCATAGCCACGCGCAACCTTGTGGCGGCGTTCTGGATAACTTTGTTTTTCTTCTTCATTATTTGGGTCGTTGCGAACGAAAATAGTCCTTTCTGTATGATTCCGTCGTGGTGCGGTCGCGATACGGAAACACCGGCACAAATATACGAAAATAATGTTGCGCGGCTACAACATACCGTAGGTTTCCAAATTTAAGATCGCCACTTTGTGGCGATCTTTTTTGGAATTCCTACGTATACCCAGTAGCGTACTAAATTTGATCGCCCTAAAATGGCGATCAAATTTAGTACTCTACGGTAATAGGGGTGGGCATTCGCCCACCCCTAAAACCCCACCCATGGGGGGACTTGAATGGCTAAAAACCGGTATATTATTAAATTGCTATAGGAACTTGAAAATCCTGCTACGCAAAATTTTCAATCTACTATTTTCCTTTAAGCCAACGCCCATCCCTACTACGGTAAGTAAGAGAAATTCTGAAGCAATTGTTTGAAATCCTGAATCTCAAACAATTTCCCAAAAAAGTTTATACATTCAGCGTCAGCGTTGCGCCCGTAGGTTGCGTCGCAGCCCGTCGCTTATTGCGCGATAGACCCGCGCGGCGATCGGTCGCGCTCGTCATACCAGATCCAATGGAGGCAATTTCGTCGGCGTCCAGCGCCGGCGGAGGTACGCTACGCGACGGCGCGCCGCGACCTGCGGCGTTCAGTTGATCCAGAATATCATCTACGCCAGACGGTCCGCGCATTTCACGTCGTGCTGTCGCGGGCGGTTCGCCAATATCCAGTCCGCCGCGAGGATCCATGGAAGGAATGGGTCCACCCATTCCGCCGCCCATAGGAGACATCATGGGCGGCGGTGTTCCCATACCAAAGGCTTCTGAAGGCGGCGGCGCGCGCGGCATCCCACCGCCGCTGTTCGGCATTCCCATGCTCACAAAGTTTGCGAATCCTGGACCAACCGCCTGCTCTGCTGCCGCGCGTGCCATCTGTCGCGCCAGATCAGGATTCTTGCGTAAGATATCATCCATACCAGGCATCTTGGACTTGAACATCGTATTTGTCACGTGACACATTGCCGCCGATAAACCGAGCGACATGATCAAGCGCACCTCTGGCGCGACCTTGCTCTTATCTTTATACTTATCATACAGTTCCTCAAAAATCTCGTCGTAATCCTCAATATTCTCGTTCACTTGCTCTGACCAACCGTCAAGGGCTACGCCGAGCGGATCGTATTTGCTATTCAAGAATTCCATACCGCTGGTGACCGTTGTCAACATGGATCGCTGGAAGCGGATGCTTGCCTCCAGCCCTTTGCTATCCTTGCGGCGTGCAACTTCGGCGTTGATCTCCTCCAACGTATTTGCCATCGTCATTTTCGTACCGCCGATGCCCTTGCGATCCATGCGCTCTAACATCGTTAGCCCTTCCGTCTTCTTCGCAACCTCCTGCTCAGGCGTCAAGTACTCGGTTGCTGGCGCTGATACGGTGGCTGTGCTACCGGCGCCTCCTCCAAACCAACTACGAATGCCGCCGTTGGCTGCCTCTGCTTGCGCAGGCGCGGGCGCAGGTGCCGATGATCCAATGCCCGTCAGATTACTGAACCAACTTTTTGTTGCTGGAGCCGACGGCGCTGCGGATTGCGGCGCGGAAAAATCAACGGCGCGCGGCGCGTTTAGCGAAAGTGACGGAGCAGCGATCGGCTGCGGCGCTACGGGTGCCGGACCATCACGTAGAATGCGAATCGTATCACTGGATGCGGGACCACCTATCGGTTTCACGTCAAAGCTAACTGCGCTGTCCTCTACATTCACGAATTCAATATCATCTACTGCTTTAATATCACCTCCAAATCCACCACCACCGCCACCGCCGCTACCTACCGGAGGCGTAACCAACTTGCGCTGATTGCCCAGTAGTCCAAGATCAAAATCATTGATATCGGAAATTTCAATAGTTGAACCGATGTCCCGCGAAGCCGATACATCGGGAAAAGAGCCACCGCCGCCACCGCCCGCATCACCGATACGAATAGTCGGACCACCGTTCATTCTTTCTTTTAACACAAGCCAGACTGTTTTAGACGGACTAACGCGCCGCACGTAGCGCCATCAAGAACGCATCCGCAAGATCGCTCTTCTTGCGGCGACCGTCGAAAAACGTCAGCCATTTCTCACCTTCAGTCGCCCCCGTGCCGCGTAACGCCTCAACAGTAAGCGTTTCGGCGGCGTTTTTTCGCGCGCGATACGCTTTTGTCGCGTCTTCGGCAGCACCCGCACCCGCTCTAGCTGTACCGGCAGTCTTTGCGCCCGCATGTACAAATTCAATCATGCCCGTCCAAGCGTGCTCACGTTCTAGGCGATGCGCAAGCAGCGTATATAAAATAATTTGTACAGATTTCATCGTCGGACCCTTCATGACCGGTTGATTTTCCAGGCGAATAAGATTCGCCGACGCAAATGTAGGAAGTACAGAATCTAACCAACTATTCATGGCTCGTCGTATAGCATCTAACGAAGCATCCAAAGCCTTTTCGGGCTTCCACGGCAGCAAAAATCGCGTGCGCGCCCATGAAATCAGCGCGGCTTTATTCATCTTTGCGGCTACTGAACTTTCCACGCCAGAGCTAATAACAGCTTCCCGCAGCGGCTTCACAGCCAACTTACAAGAAATTGTAGGAAGCGCAGGACGATCCGTTGCCGTTTTTTTCACCCTTTTCCGTGTTGCGCACGCGTTACACCATTTCTTGCCGTCCGTTTCACTGATCCACGATGCCTTTGCGGCTTTACAACCCGCGCACGCCTTTGCGTCCTGCGCGCTTGTACCGCCTTCTAATAAATCAATGTTATCCCATGCAATTATTTTAAATTTCTTATCGTCGCGATGTTCTATTAAACAATACGCAAGATTGCGTATTCCCATGTCAAATCCAAGGTGAATCTGGACATCGGACATATTCTACTTTGCCACAGTCAACAATATTTAAACGGTGCGAATAAACTGCCAGTTCATATCTTCACAGATTTTCTGCCAGATCTTATCCTGCATATATAGTTTTTCCCGCGATTTGAGCAGCGGAAAGCACGGCAAATAATCGTCTAATTCAAGAAGTTCGCAGAATTTATAAAGTACAAAGGAATACGATAAAAAGTTGCTGCGCTTTTTAGGACAGTGTTTTACGAATGAAAACTGTATCTCCTTGAACATAAATCGCAGTTTTTCTTCTACTTCTCGGGAAAGTACAGGTGCGCTAATGCCGTTCAACCGATTCAATACGTGCGCAACATGATCGTAGCATCGGTTGAGTTTGAGTTTCTTGATAATCTCTTTGAGTTTGGACGGCTTGAGTTTGCTCATATCGGTGATTCGTTCCTTTTTCAACTCGGCGCGGATCAAGTCAAGCGTAGCCGCGCTGATCTCTGTAGTTTCCTTTGCCTGGAATTGCGCCAACCATTCGTTCAAATGGTTGATCTTTTTGTAGGCATAATACGACATTTCGCGCGGCGGATCCTTATACGACGGCTTTTCAGAATCTACTAAAATACAGTCGCGATAACCACATTCTGGGCAATCTAAGAAAGTATCGTTGAAAAACATCTCGGTTTCACATACGGGACAATTACCATAATCGGTCTCTATGCTACTCGCAACGGCGCTATCCGTATGAAGGCTATCGGGGTCAAGGGCGCTCATATAATGTTCAAGCGCCTTATCTCGCTTGAAACCGATCGTATTGGAAATAACGCTGGCTTTCGGTTCACCGCCAGCGCCAGCAACTACTTTATCAACTGTAGGAGGCGCAGAAACTTCCATATTACTTGAAAAATAACTATATACGCTATTTACCGGAATACGACCTTTCCGCGTTCCAGTTTCTACTACGTTTTCTCCTATTGCTATACGCTCCTGCGCATCTGCGTACGAGAAAAGAATGTCGCCAACGCGTAAAAAATAATCAGAAGCTGCTTCACCGCTTTTGAGATTATTTATTTTCTTTTCTAATTCTTGAATTTCGTTTTCAAGACGCTGGCGGCACGTCAAAACTGTTATATCAGCCGCGTTTTTGATAAACGACGGTCCATCAAACTGCGTTTCAATCAATGCTAATTCTTGTTTTTTCGCTTTTAATTGTGATTCAAACAAAGTTAGCGATTCTTTATCGTCATTTATTTGTCTTAAATTTGTTTCATGATACGATTCAAGTGTTTTTCCGATCGGAATAGTTTTTTCTGTCATATTAAATTCATTCGTATTTCCGTGTAATAAATCGTCCAATGAAAGTGTATTCATAGTATTAATCAATACAGAATAAAAGTGTTTAGATGGAATTTTGTGTGAAACGCAGATTTATGTACGCGCGCCAAAAATCCCCGGAGTCGCCAAATTTTTTTTCTCGGGTCAGGATATAAACAATCATGGGCTCTGGTGGCTTGATGCAGCTTGTCGCGTATGGTGCGCAGGATATTTATCTGACTGGTAACCCACAGATTACCTCAAACTATTGAAGGGGGTTGAAAAGCAGTCGGCGGGATCAAATAGGAATACGATCCCGATAAAGTCCGTTAGTGGTTCCTTATATGTCAATAGACAGCCACAGCTGCTAGTCATCGTATGATGGCTACACTATCAAATTGCGGGAACACCCTAAAGTTTTTGCTACCAAATCATTGCCGAAAGGCTTTGATGGCTGAGAACATAACTCAGGTATGGTAAAAAGGCAAAAAATGAAGTTCAATAACTGAAATGGGCAATCCGCAGCCAAGTTCTAAGGGAACCTACGGTTCCCCTTTACCCCCTCCCTTTTTTATGTGCTTGCGCGTAAAAAATAAGGTGTAAAAGGGAATCAAAATTCCTACGAATGCAGTTCAGAGACTAAATGGTAGTGGGTTCAGTTTATACTGAGCTTAAGTTATAGTCCAATCCCTGGAGAGCACCGGCTTGGTTTACACCAAGAAATGAAACAATTAGTTTCTGCTCCAAAATATTCCGAAAGGAAGGGTATACCTTTGTCTTCAAGGTAATCTACCGGCGCCACACTAACTTCGCCATGGAGTCCATTGAGCAGACGTTCAACGGCTCGGCGAACTTTGGCAAGAAGGTGCAGTGCACGATCAGCCGCAACGGCGATCTGATCCACCGCGTGTACCTGCAGGCTACTCTGCCCAAGGTGCTGCTGCAGGCGTCTGACGGCTCTGGCGCGCAGTTCCGCTGGCTGAACTGGGTGGGTCACAACCTGATCCAGAACGTGTACGTCGAGATCGGCGGTCAGCAGATCGACAAGCACTATGGTGACTGGCTCCAGATCTGGAATGAGCTGACCCAGGAGCCTGGCAAGCAGGCGGGTTATGCGGAGATGGTGGGCAACGTGCCTGAGCTGGTGAACCTGCTGGTGCAGGGCGGTGAGGACTGCGACAACGACTGCGCGTCCAACACGGAGCCCAACGCGGCGCCTGAGGTGCGCAAGTGCGCGCCTGAGTACACCCTGTACATCCCGCTGCAGTTCTGGTTCTGCCGCAACCCTGGTCTGGCGCTGCCTCTGATCGCGCTGCAGTACCACGAGGTGAAGATCTGGCTGGAGTTCAACCTCCTGTCCAACCTGTGCTGGGACTTCAGCAGCAGCTCTAACACGCACGCCATCCGTGACCGCGTGGCGTCTGCGGGTCTGGTGTCTGCGTCTCTGTACGTGGACTACATCTACCTGGATACCGATGAGCGCCGCCGGTTTGCGCAGGTCTCTCACGAGTACCTGATCGAGCAGCTGCAGTTCACGGGTGGCGAGTCTGTGACCAGCTCGTCCAACAAGATCAAGCTGAACTTCAACCACCCCACCAAGGAGCTGGTGTGGGTTGTGCAGCGCGACTCGTTCGTGAGCTGCGAGGACAGCGTGATCAACCCCTGGAAGGGACAGCAGCCCTTCAACTACTCCGACTGGTGGGACCGCGCGGTGCTGGAGTCTGGCTACTCCGTGACCCGCGTGGAGGGCATGGCGGGACACAACCCCGTGGTTGCCGCCAAGGTACAGCTGAACGGACACGATCGCTTCAGCGAGCGTGAGGGCAAGTACTTCAACTTGGTGCAGCCCTACCAGCACCACACCAACATCCCCGCGGTGGGCATCAACGTGTACTCGTTCGCCCTGAAGCCCGAGGAACACCAGCCCAGCGGCAGCTGCAACTTCTCGCGTATCGATAACGCGACGCTGCTGCTGACCCTCTCCAACAACACGGTCGGCAGCGTGCTGTCTGCGACCGTCCGCGTGTACGCTGTGAACTACAACGTGCTTCGTATTATGTCCGGTATGGGTGGTCTCGCGTTTTCTAACTAAGATAACGTACGTCAGGCTGCTAAGAGTGCCAGAAAAAACTGGTGCTAGTTATATGGTTTGTGCGATTTGCACAATAGCAACACCGTCAAATTGCGGGAAAGTCCTGCTAGGCTTTTTGTACCGCCATGGGATCGAAAGATCAGCCCATGCGCACCACAGGGAAACTTGTGGGTATGGTAAGAATCAAAAAGATAGGG